TTCGTCAAAGCTGTAACAGACGGCCCAGATATGTCCTGCCGGGCAAGATTCCAAATCCGGCCACAAAGGGTCGGGGTGATACGCCGGCATCCGCTCTATGCGCACCTCCACCGGCACGCTGACCGTCTCTTTCACCGCGACAGCCTCCGGCACGATGATCTGCTCTTTTACCGCAACGGCATCCGGTACAATTATCCGCTCTTTCACCATCACGTAATCGCACTTCTCCATACCTCATACGATTTTAATGTTCGTCTCGAACTCACCACCATACTCCCAGTATCCGCTTGCGAAATCGGAGTCGGTACGGCAATAATGCCTTTCTACGGTAAGGATTCCCTTGCGGAAAGTGTTCGGCTCGAATACGGCTATCAGCTCGCCGTCTCGAAGGACACAATTCACCCGCTTGTCACCCTCCTGCGAGACTTCGCACGTCCGGCCGTATTGATCCCGATAGATGAAGCGGAATTTCAGTCCCTCCACATCGATGGGGGAACCATTCATATCTGAAAACTCCAAACCGGCCTTAATACCTTCCCATGAGTATTTCTCTTCGTACTTTTTTTCACTCATCGCTGCCATCGGATAATGCGTTGAACATTTTTTCCACAAGGCCCTTTGTCTCCTCGACCGTGGAGGTCATGGAATAGACATTCATGTTAAAGCTGCCTTGCCCGACAGTGACATGGCCTTTTTCCACTCCATTCTCCACAATTCGGTAATTGACCGCTTGCAGGTTATCTACCGTTTCCTGTCCGTCGAATTGACGGCTGATGTTCTCGCTGATTTTTACTAACTCAATCATAATGTTTTGTATTTATGGTTAACTGATAATCCCGCTGTCGGGAATGTCGAATGTCACGTTTTTGGATAGGGAGTCGAGTTGTACGCCGGCCTCTCCCGACGAGGAGACCCCATACACGGAACAGGTCAGGTAATAGGTATGGGTTCCCGGTGGAAGGTCCGGATGTGTCGTCCCCAAAGGGATATTCAAAATGAGAATCCCGGTTCCCTTGTATTCGTAATCATATATCGCGAGGAATCCGGACCCCGAAATGCGGAAGGTGTATTTCTCACCCACCGGAGGATTCCCGTTCGGAAAATTGATACGCACCTGAAAGTAACTCGAAAGAAAAGTGAAATCCACGATTTTAATCGGGGTATATGTGCTGTTTATCTCGGCTGTCATGGCTATCGATGTGGGTATGGGGAAATAATCCGCCACGGTGATCTGTTTGTCGACCCCTGTCCAGTATTCGAACGACTTCTTATTGATAAGGAACAATGTCACCTTCAAATTTGCCCCTACCGAATCCTCCCCCGGAAATGTGTCGCTCTGTCCGACAGGAAGTATCGGCGGAGTAGTACCGTCACTGAAAAATTTTACCTTGAAAGCGGAGTACCACACATTGCCCACCCGCAAGGTGGTTACGGTATTTGTCGAGGTATTTGTCAGCAATCGAGCAAAACTGCTTCCATTTCCATCGGTTACCAAAATAGCCGGGTAATAATCGCCGATACTCTTGTCGGAGGCCAGCGACAGCCACGATTCGACGGGTACGCCGGTAGGATTCACCGAAGTATCATAATAATTAATATCGACAAAAAGATACGGCACGTCCGCACTAATTTCGTCAATTTTACTTCCGGTAAGATTAGGTTCCGCATTGTGGTCGTAGCCGTCGAAGTCACTGAGGCGGCAAAAATCCGTACCCGGGTGCGGATAGGCGACATAATCGAAAGAGGTATCATGGATAGCGACGATATTCGTACCGTGCGGTATCGTGGCTTTCAGGCCATAGCGTATGCCCTGACTCTTATCCGTCTCGCTTCCCTCCCACTGGTCGATATATGTAGTGACACCGCCGGATTGCTGGGGATAATTTTCGGATAGCGGTGCGGCCTGCGGATAGCGCACGGGTTTATGCCGGCTCCATTTGTTGATACGTCCCGGAAGGCCTCCCTGCAACAGGGGTCGTTCGAGGGCAACGATGTCGGCCACGTCCCATACCCCGTTCTTCGGATAAATCCCCAGCAGGTTATAGGGGTCGGTTATCGCTACCGGGGCAATGATTTTGTTACTACTGATTGCCATAGGCTCACTTTCCTCCTTTCCCTTTTAATTCGGACAATTCCTTTTTTAGCTTGTCTATTTCTTCTCTCAGGCTTTTGACCAGACGGGCGGTCTCCTGCGTCGCACCGGCGATGGTGTTGATATAGTCGGGCGACAGGTAGTTCAGAGCCCCGTAACCGTCCTCCGTCTCGTAGGCCATCGATGGCAATACCTCTTTCACCTTTTGATAGATCAGTCCCGTATGGGCTTCCCCGTCCACGCCTCCCTTGTCGCGTTCCCGGGCTTTTTCGGTGTATCGGAAATCGCATACCCTGCCCATCGCCAAGAGGCGGTCGGTGTAACTTCGGGTATAGTCGAAATCTCGCTTCAAACGTTTGTCCGAAGTCGTTAGAGCAGTGACCGAGCCTTGTGCTGAGATATTGCCTTGCGACGATATATCCCCTCCGGCCGTGATATTACCGGCTGATGTGATATACCCGTTCGAACGGAGATAGTTTGTGGCCAATATCCCGCCATTATAGATAGTAACCCTACTGTTACCGGTTCCCGCCACGACTCCCGAGCAGTAAATTCTGTCAGCTCCATTTATGTCGCCGGTCATGGAAATGCTGCCTACACCGGTCAGATTACCCGAAACGTCACCTGTCCCGTCGAACGACTGTCCCCAGATCGTCCGGGAAGTGGCTAATTTATCGGCTTGGCTGCAAGTGACGTTGTCGAGGCGGGAGTTCGAGAAATACGTGAAATTACCGTCCCGGAGCACGACTATCCGGTTTTCTATCTCCTCGCTCGTGTCGGCAGGTTTGTCGAGAGTGCTTTCTATCTCGCTCGTATATGTGTCGATATAGAGGTACTCTTTCCCGACGATTCTGAACCGGAATTGGTTATGCCATTGCGTATTCGTTTTCACCCACACGTTCCCGCTCTTGTCTATACAGGCATGTATGTACAGCTCCCTCTGGGATTGACATTTCTGCATGGTCATCAAGTTAAGGGATATAGCACCCTCCCCGCAGGTAAGGTAAAGCCTTCCGTAAACGGCTCCTCCGGTCACATAATCCTCGACGGCCTCGATTTCGATGACCACGCCCGAATAATTCGTATGGCAGTCCGTGACGGTAGCAATCTTATTCCAATACCAACGACTCTCGGAATCTATATACTTATGCGATGACAGAATAATCCACCCGGCCTCTTGGTAGTGGTAAATGTCCTTGTTCGCAAAGGCGTTCGTGTTGGCGGAATTTCCCGACGAGACGGCATATCCGGCATTCGTGGCATAATCGGCGTTGTTCGCCTTGCCTACGGTCAGCCCCGTATATGTACCGCTCACGTTGTTTATCTCCGAGAGCGAATAAGTTGGCTTGTTCGGCTGCTGCACCCAATCGTACAGGGTGATGCCTTTGGTGACAACGATACCGAGGGCTGTCTTGCTGACCGCCGTCACCACATTGCCTGTACCTATCGTAGATGCGCCGGCGTTGGCGAGTTTCCAAATCTCGTTGATGGTGTAGGCGTTGAAAGTATCCGTCATCGTGGTGTTGTCGAACACGCCGCCCAGATCGTCGAACCCATGAACGAGCTTGATGAGCCCTCCTCCGCCACCGCCGCCCCCTTCGAGGTTGCCGAGACCGAGAGCAGAGAGGCTGCCGGTGGTATAGAGGCTTATCGGTTCCCCGTTTTTCGAGTCGTACACTTTAATGGCCTTGTTGGCGGCGTCCCATACCAGCGTCGCCCCGCCGATGGTGACGCTATGGTTGACATCGATGTCGGTCATGGGCACGAGGGGCGTGACATCGAGCAGTTTCCCGCTCTCCGAATCTTCATTAAGCTGAAAGATGTTGAGATAGGCGTCGATGAGTTTGTCGCCGAAGTAGAATGCCCCGAGGTTGGTGTCGATTTTCCCTTTCTTGTCCCACCGGATATTGCCGGCGGCCAGATAGCCCGTGCCGTCCATGCGGATCAGGGCCGTGGCCTCGTTGCCGGCAAGGCCCTCCTTTTCGACGTATTTCCCGGATTCCTCGTCGTAGGTAAAGCGATCCACGGGCTCTCCGCCCGCCCAGTAGGAGATACTGCCGGCTCCCCGGTCGAGACCGCTCACCCCGCTCATGACGACATACTCGCCTTCGGAGGTGCGGTAACCGAGCTGCACGAGACTCGTGGCGATGACACCCCCGTCGATGGCGGTGTCGTTACGGAAGGCTTCTTTGAGGTATTCGCGCTCTTCGAGGGCCTTGTCGAGGTCGTCGTAGTGCTCGGTAATGAATTTGCCCTTAATTCGTAGCACCTTATTCACCGAGTCGTAGACCAGATAGGTGTTTTGTTCGGGGACACCGACGGCAAAGTCGCCGAGGACTTTGAGGAAAGCCCGGGCGGTGGTCTTGTCGAATCCCTGACTGACGACCTCCTTGCCCTGCAAGGTGTAGGAGCCGATACCCTGCAACAGCTTGATGCTGGGGGCGTCGATGGCGACGGAGGAGATGATGACGGCGTTCTGTCGCCCGGGCTCCTCGCTGCCGCCCACCACCGGATCGTAGCCGAGCTGGATAAGGGCGTCCCCGGCTACGGGGATATCCGAACCGGCGTCGGCATCCGTCTTGGAGAGGTCGACGTAGTTGTCGCCGACCCCGACCACCTTGCGCCAGTAGTAGCGGGGCTTCAAGGTCTCCGTCCGGTCGACCGCCCGGCAGATGGCCATATCCCCCACGATGAAGTCGTTTTCGGGGGCGACAGTCCCGTCGTCCGCATAACAGCGGTAATGCGTTTCGAACTCCTCCACCCGGAAAAGGTGGGCGAAGGAGGCTGAACTGACGATATACTCCCCGGCGATATGGGTGACCCGGTTGACCTGCGTCTCCTGTATGGTCGCCTTCTTTCGGATAAAGATGTTGTCCGCCTCGATATAGGTGTTACCCTGTTCATCGGTTCTGAACGTTCCGCCGCTTACGAGCGAGGAATAGACGCCGATGTCCAGCCCTTTCGCGAAAGTGATTTTCCCTTGTGCCGTGTCGGGGTGCAGGCGGCTGAGTGCCTCTTTGAGGGTACGCCGCGCGCTGAACACGTTGTTGTCGGTGGGCAGGGTGTTGTCCCAGCTCCGTATGAGGTCGGGGAAAGAGCCCGACGTGGCCTCCCGCACATAGTTCTCGACGGCGGTGATGTTGTCGTTGATGGTCGTCATCGCGCCGGTGCTCGTGGCGTCGCTGATTTCGAGGTCGACCTGCGAAGGGAGGTTGACCTTGCGGGTAATCTTGGTGATTCGGCTGCTGCGATAGCCCGTCTCCGGAAAATATTTGGCACTTTCGAGCCTCACCCGTCTCCCCACATAGAGGTCGATGGCGTGCTCTTCGATATATACATGGTCGGTCGGCGCCTTGTAACGGCTCACATCGACGGCAT